ACAACCAAGGCAAGCGCATTCTGGTGATGTTCGACGAGGCGTCGGCGATTCCGGATATCATCTGGGAGACCACCGAGGGCGCGTTGACCGACGAAGAGACGCAGATCATTTGGGCGGCGTTCGGCAACCCCACCCGCAACACCGGGCGTTTCCGCGAATGCTTCGGCCGCCTCCGCCATCGCTGGCAGCATCGCCAGATCGACAGCCGCACCGCCCGCATGACCAACAAGGCGCAGATAGCCCAGTGGGTCGCCGATTACGGCGAGGACAGTGACTTCGTCCGTGTCCGCGTCCGGGGCGTGTTCCCCCGCGCAGGCAGCACGCAGTTGATCCCGTCCGATGTGGTCGATGCGTCCCGCGCCAGATGGGAAAACGTTCACACGATGAGCTTCGACCCGCTGGTGCTCGGTGTCGATGTCGCCCGCTTCGGCGACGATAGCTCGATCATCCTGGCCAGACGCGGGCGCCATGTCGAATGGATTGAGCCGCACCGCGGTTTGGATACCATGCAGTTGGCCGCCCGCGTTGCCCGGAAGATCGAGCAGCACAACCCCGACGCTGTGTTCATCGACGAAGGGAGCATGGGCGCTGGCGTGGTGGATCGTCTGCGGCAGTTGAACCATGACGTCATCGGCGTGGCGTTCGGCGCCGGCGCGACGGCCCCGGTGGGCGGCGAGAAGGTCGCCAACAAGCGCGCCGAGATGTGGTGCCTGATGCGCGATTGGCTGAAGACCGGCGGCGCCATCCCCGACGACAATGACTTGGCCGCCGACCTGACCGGCGTGGAGTATGGGTACAACGCCGACGACGAAATCTTGTTGGAGAAAAAGGCCGACATGAAGAAGCGCGGCCTTGCGTCCCCCGATCGCGCCGACGCGCTCGCGCTCACTTTCGCCATGCCGGTGGGCGCCAGAAAAGTTGCGCCGCAAGGAAAAATGTCCTATCGTAGCAGCGCAAAGCAAACCAAGGCTCCGTGGGAGTGACCGCGACTATGTGCATGGGTGCCCCGTCAATGCCGTCCCCAGCGTCAATCCCGGCCGCGCCGCCAGCAGCCGCGCCCGCGACACAGGCCGATCCCACCGTCGCCCTCACCGCCGCCTCCGCCCGAGCCAGGGCCGCCGCCGCCGCCGGGATGATGGGCATGGGCGGCACCGTCGCCACGTCCGGCCAGGGGGCGCTCGCCCCCGCGACGGCCGGCAATACGCTTTTGGGGTAACCAGCGCGTGTCGCTGGCTAGGCTTTAGTCGAAGAGTGGCCTAGGTCAAGAAACCAACCACGACATCCGGTAGCGGGTTCCTACCTTACCGCGTGACCGGCGACAGATACGACGCCCCGACGTGATGTCGGCGCATCTCGGAGATAGACCGGCATGGCCGACGAGACTACCCAACCGCCCGCGAAGTCGGCCAAGAAGCCGAAGCTGCCCTATTACGCGACGGGCGATACCTCGCTGCTGGCGCTTGAGCCGGGCGACGCCGGGAACCTGGCCCAGCTGCCGAAGGCGCTGATCAAGGACTGGCCGACCACACGCCAGCATCTTGAATCGCGCCGCGCCTCGCTGCACGCTTGGCGGACCTCGTGGTGGCTGTCGTCCTGGCAGGACCTGTCCGTCTACCTGCTGCCCCGCCGCTCGCTGTGGCTGACCCAATCCCCGAGCGGGGAGCCGTCGCCGGGATCGATGCTGCGCGGGCTAGAGATCAACAACGCCATCATCAATTCGACCGGCATCCAGGCCCTGGACATCTGCCGCGCCGGGCTGGCTGGCGGTCTTGCCTCGCCGGCCCGGCCGTGGTTCGTGTTTACCGCCCGCGACGACATGCTCGAGCAGCCTGGCGTCCAGGAATGGCTCGACGAGAGCCAGAACCGCGTTTACGCCGTTCTCAACAACTCAAACTTCTATCGCTGCTGGAACAGTCTGTGCGGAGACGTATCGGCGTTCGGGACATCGCCGCTGCTGATGTACGAAGATCAAGTGGACATCGTTCGGTTCTACGTCCCGGCTCTCGGCGAGTATTACCTATCCAGTGGGGCGCGCGAGAAAGACAACGCGATCTTCCGGCTGTTCGTCTACACCGTCAGCCAGATTGTCGATTACTTCGGCCTCGACAATTGCCCGCCGGCCATCCGCAATGCCTGGGCGGAGAAAGGCGCGGCGCTGGAGCAGGAATACACGGTCGGTCACGCCATCGAGCCGAACTATGAACTCGACGGCAAGGGCGCCGGCAAGGTCACCGGCAACCACGCCGCCTGGCGCGAAGTCTACTGGCTGTACGGCAAGAGCGAGGAAGGCCCGCTTTCGGTCGCCGGCTTCCCAGAGGCGCCATTCATCGTTTCGCGCTGGGACCAGCAGAGCAACGACGCTTACGGCCGTGGCCCCGGCCAGACGGTCATCTGCGACATCAAGATGCTTCAGGTTCTCGAACGCCGGTTGGCCGAGGCGCTGGAAAAGGTGGTCCACCCGCCGATGGTCGCCGACATCCGGTTGAAGGAGCAGCCCAGCTCGACGGTGCCTGGCGACATCACCTACGCCGACCTGTCGCAGGGCAACCCCGGCATTCATTCGATCTACGGCAACGAGTTCCGGCCCGACATCCCGGCCATCACGGCGAAGATCACCGCCACCGAGCAGAAGATCGAGCGCGGCTTCTTCGTCGACCTGTTCCGCATGATCGACAGCCTTCCGCCGGGCAAGGCCACCGCCTACGAAATCAGCATCCGGCAATCGGAGAAACTGGGCCAGTTGGGCCCGGTGTTCGACTCGATGATGGGCAACCAGAAGTCCATCCTTCGCCGGGTGTTCGGGATCATGTCGCGCCGTGGCCTGCTGCCGCCGGTTCCGCCGGCATTAGGCAATATCGCCCCCGATGTCGAGTTCATCTCGACCATCGCGTTGGCCCAACGAGCGGCGGCCACGTCGGGAATTGAGCAGATCGCGCGCTTCGTCGGGTCGCTGGCCGCGACCAAGCCGCAGGTTCTGGATCTGGTGGATTGGGACGAAACCGTCGCCGAGTACAACCATCTGCTTGGCAACAAGGGAAAGATTATGAACTCGCCGGATAAGGTCGCGCAAATCCGCCAGCAGCAGGCGCAGCTACAGCAGCAGGCACAGCGGGCGCAGATGTTGCAGAACGGTGGAACTGCCGCAGTCCAGGCCGCGCACAGTTTGAGCCAGACAGACATCGGCGGGGGGCAAAACGCCTTGTCTGCTTTGCTCGGACGCGGTAATATGGGAGCCAGCCAGCAGGATGGCGCAGCATGACTGACATTGTGAGTTCTTCGCAACTCGCGACCGATCCGGCCACCCGGTGTGCCGTCGCGCTTGAAAGCATCGCCACCAGCCTGGCCGCGATCATCCGCCATGTGGCCAACCATCCGGCCGGGGCGCGCGACGCGGCCGGGACCAAGCACGGGCGGCCGATGCCGTCGAAGGGGAGCAAATGACCGACGCCGTGAAATCCTGCCGCACCTGCGCATGCGCCCAGCCGACCACGCTTCCGGCCGAGGGTATCCACGACATGAAGGCGGCCGACATCGGCGACGTGGTGCGCTGCGTCGCCCTGCCGCCGGCCGCGACGTATCCGTCAAAGCGGCTGAGCCAGTTCCCGGTGGTGTTGGCCGATGACTATTGCCGGTATTGGGCCACCGAATGAGCAACGGATGTATAGCCTGCCGGTTTTTCCGGCGTTTCGACAACGATAGTCACGCGCCGTTTGTCGGGTGCTGCTGCCGTCGCGCTCCCACTGCGCCGACATTCCCGACGCGAGGGTATGTCTATCCAGAAGTAACAGAGGACCTGTGGTGCGGCGAATACGAGGTCTTTTCGGAGGACGAGTGAATGAGTGCGCTTAACGCTATGTCCGCCCGCATCCAGGCCATGAAGGATGTCCCTGATCACATTGACGTGTCATGGGCGGAACTGGCGGCAATCTCAGATGACATGCGGGCGATCTGCCGCGCCCATGGCCGATTGATGTTCACCGGGTTACCGGGCGGGGGAATGTTCGCGGCCGTGGACCAGACGGACAAATCATGGGACGGAATGCCCATCGCCGATTTGATGGTGCGGGGCGTGCGGATGAACCTCGTGCACGAGAAAACGCCGTGAGCGCGATCATCGAAGCCGCCAAGGCGATCCAGTCCGAACCGGTGCGCTATTTGTCCGATGCTGACCGTGCCGCGCGACGGGTGCTGATTACGTTGCGCACCTTGCCGCCGTCCGTTCTGGCCCGCGTGGCCGAAGGCTGGGACGATGATGCCACCATCGGGCAAGTCTGGACCGAGTGCGTCGACGCAATACTGGAGGGGCTATGATGCGATCCATCATCCCCGATGCGCCCGAGGTGAACTGCTTCGTTGAGACGGACGGCAGCAAGTGGCACCGCCATATGTACGAGCCGAAGCCGCTGGCCGCCCTGCCGGGGGACTACGGCCCTGCCACCTTCCAATTCTGCCGCATCTGCGGATGCGTGCCGACAACCTTTCTGGGGAAGACGCCATGACCTACCGAATCGAAGAGGACATTGTGAAGCGCGCCGTCGCCGCCATCAACGAGGCGATCGGGGCGATGCAGCGCTATGCCGCCGAGATGCGCGAGGCTGACGCCAACACCACCAACGGGCTGATCGTCGCCACGCCGCTGTTTCAGGCCATCGCCGCCCATCGCCACATCAAGGAGGCGGGCGCCTGCGTCCACCAGATCGCCATCGCCCAGCGCCGGCCCCAAGCCTTCGCCATGCGGGACCTGATGGAGCAGGCCGGGACCGCGCTGATGAATCAAGCCAGCGTGGCCAGCCTCAGCCGCGACGCCGCGGTGAAAACCATCGACTTGCTGCGCACGCTGGCCAAGAACATCGAAATCATGGCCGGCAGCCGGGCGCCGTCCCACGCCGAAGTGGTGGCGTCGATGGGCGAAAGGCTGTTCCATGCCTAGGGTTCCAGGCGAGGACGCCAAGCCGGCGCCGTGGGAAACCGATGAACTGCGCGAGGTGGCGCGGGCCGAGACGACTGCAACCGTGGAACTGGA